GAAGAAGTCTAAGGGTGGCGCTATGATGAAAAAATCAAAAGGCGGAGCCATGATGCGTAAGTCCAAGGGTGGGGCTATGATGAAAAAGTCCAAAGGCGGAGCGCTAAATAAAAAATCCAAGAGGTAAGCCATGTCTTACCTCATCAGTAACGTCCCGCACTTTAAATGTTGGGTGAGGCGGGAGTTTACCCACAATCATGAAAAGTATCATCATGAATACATCCACGCTCTAGCTATTGCGGTTAACACCATCCCTGATCGTTCTTTAAGTTTCCAAGTAGTGTTTACAGGTTGCGAATCCGATTGCGAAGATTGGGATGAAGAAGGCAACATTCATGGTGGCGCTATGTGGGCGCGTATGCCAATACAAGGGCTGGTTTTTGACATGCCTCTGGAAGAGTTTCCCAGACCCATGGAAGATCATTTAGCACAACCTTGGGATTGCGAATCAAGAAACCATGCGGTCACAGTCATGGATCGTGTAAGCTCCTCACCGTGGATTGCTAAGATTGATGGCGAGTTTTATCAGGCCAAATATTTGTTTACGGTGGACTACACAGACTCGGACATAGCAGATGATCCTGCACAACACAAGCAATCTCATGTATTATATATAACTGAAGATTGCGAATGGAAAGGCAATCTGGTTGCATTACCTAACAACCGGGTTAGGGCTACAAGCCCAGCTCTTTGGGTTACAGGCGAAGGCGCACCAGACTTTAAACCATCGCAGTGGGCGCATAGCGCAGAAGGACATGAAAGTTATTTGGATCCGGCGATAACTTTTAATAATTTATATGAGGATTAGATGGCATTATCCGGCAGCAAAAACTTTGAACCAGATGTAGCAGAATACATCGAAGAGGCTTTTGAGCGTTGTGGCTTAGAGCTTCGTACTGGTTATGATTTGCGTACTGCCAAAAGAAGCGCCAATCTGATGCTGGCAGAATGGGCTAACCGGGGCCTGAATCAGTGGACGATTAAAGAAGTAGACATAACCATGGTTAAAGATACTTCGACCTACAATATTGATTCTACAAACGCTACGGCCCCTATCGACGTTCTCGATGCTTACATACGAGAAACTGTAAACAGTGAGACTACAGACTTTCCTCTTAACAAAATAAGTCGCGCAGAGTATGCGAACTTATCTACTAAGGCATCTAGCGGTAAACCAAACCAAGTTTTTGTAAACAAACAAACGACACCGACAATCACAGTCTGGCCTGTGCCTGACAAGAACAGCACATACACCGTGAGGTTGAATGTCTTAACACGTATGGACGACGTTGATGGAGCTGTAGATACTGTTGACATGCCGTTTAGGTTTTTTCCGTGTTTTGTAGCTGGTCTTGCTTATTACATCAGTATGAAAAAAGCACCAGAGAGAACTGGCATGCTCAAGCAAGTGTACGAAGAAGAATTTACAAGAGCCTTATCGCAAGATGAGCCTCGTACATCATTAAGAGTCGCGCCAAATCTTGGCAGGTATAATTCAGCGTAATGGCTTTTGCATCTGGAAAAGAAGCTTACGGGATCTGTGACATAACCGGATTTCGTTACAAACGACGCGAGATGAAGAAAACGTGGAATGGTCTAATTGTGGGGCCAGATCAATGGTCACCCAAACACCCACAATTAGATCCTAAGCCAAAACCAGCTGATCCGCAGGCGATTCGTAACGCCAGACCAGAGACAGCAGAATTCAATCAGTCATTTGTGTTGTATACAAATGTAGACAAAGGTATACTTGGCACTAAACTTGACACTTACGAGCTTACTGTAAGTGTTGGCGAGGTAACCATAACGACATCATGAGTTTTACGTTAGCGACATTAAAGACTGCAATACAAGACTACTTAGAGTGTACAGAAAGTACGTTTGTTACGAATCTGCCCACTTTTATTAAAGAGTCTGAGCAACGCATCTTTAAGCTTGTAGAGCTACCAAAACAGCGCAAAAACGTCACAGGACAGGTGACTTCTAGTAATAGGTTTCTAGCTACGCCTTCAGACTTTTACGCGCCGTTCAGTGTGGCAATAATATCTGCAAACACTTACCACTACTTGGATTTTAAGCACACATCTTTTATCAAAGAGTTTGCGCCGAATACAACTACAACTGGTAGGCCTAGATATTACTCACTGTTTGACGACACAGCATTTGAGCTTGCTCCAGTGCCTGACGCAAACTACGACGTAGAGATTCACTATCTGCATAAACCGGCGTCCCTAACGTCCGGTGCAGAGAGTGGCACAACACTTCTATCCACAGACTACCCTGACGCTCTCCTTTATGGTTCTCTCGCAGAGGCGGCAGTGTTCTTGAAAGAACCGCCAGATGTCATAGCGACATTTGAACAACGGTTCAAAGAGGCCATTGCCAGAATGAAGACCATCGGGGAGGGACGTGAAACCAGAGACGAATATCGTTACGACCTCCTGAGAACAGGAGTAAACTAATGCCCCAAATAGAGTCGCTTGAGGGCGCTCACGTAGCGATTGTTGCCTTGGGCAACTCACAAGTAGATTATGCCATTGGTGCAGAAAATAGCATGCAATGGGATGAAGTCTGGACCGTTAACTCAGCAGCCGCTGTATACAAATCAGATCGTATGTTTATGTTGGACCCGGCCAGTCGGTTTTTTGATACCGATGATGCGGGTGCGCAAACCGATGTGATGAAGAAGTTTTTGCCAGAGTGTGACATCCCTTGTTACACATGCGAACTGGATGAGCGGGTGCCATCAGCGGTCGTATATCCCATCAAGGAGGTGGTTCAGGATACAAAGTGCGCATACCTCAACAACACCATACCGATGACAATTGCATTTGCTTATTGGAACAAGGTTGCGCGGATTGATCTTTTTGGTGTCGATTATAGTTACCAACACAATTTACATTTTGCGGAAGCTGGCAGAGCTTGCGTAGAGTTTTGGCTGGCTAAGTGCATGGAAGCAAACATTGAAATTGGCGTGTCTCATAGATCTGGTTTGCTTGATCAGAACGTCCCGCTTGAAGAGCGCATATACGGATTTCACCGACTAGAAGATCCTGTCGTCGCAGTGAATCACGACTCTGGCTGGATAATTTGCGGAAACTCACAGATCGAAGCAGAAATGAAAAAGGCTGGGGCTAAGGTTCCAGAGCCTGTTCTATCACCGGAGCCTTATCGTGGCTGAGATGGGCAAAGACAGCTTTTTAGAGCTTGGCAGCGTGATGGTTGAAACCACACAGAACAAAGGCCATGACCCTGAGTTTTGGGCAGAGCAGATAACCAAGAAGATTTGTGACATTTCAGCGGACGCAGCGCCACACATAAGACAGCAAGCTGAGGCTTTTCAAAATTATATCTATACGATAGTGTTGTATGGAATAAAGAACGCAATTACCTCAGATCGCACAACTATGGTAAACTTATTGACAAGTCAAGGTCATCATGACATGGCGAAGATAATTAAGGAGTTATAGTTATGGCAATAACAAGCGCTATACCAACAAGCTTTAAGCAAGAGCTGCTTGTGGGTACACATAATTTTACTAACAGCTCCGGTAATGCTTTTAAGCTTGCTCTGTATACTAGCTCGGCTACTTTGGGCGCGACTACGACAGCTTTTACAACAACCGGGCAGGCATCAGGTACAAACTACACTAGTGGTGGAGCCACTTTAACGTCAGTTACGCCGACCACATCAGGCACTACAGCCTTGTGTGATTTTGCGGATCTTACGTTTGGCACCGCTACGGTTACAGCAAGAGGATGCATGATCTACAATGATACTCAATCCGACAAAGCTGTGGCTGTCATCGACTTTGGTGGTGATAAGACCAGTACCGCAGGTAATTTTACAATTGTGTTCCCGGCTGCGAATGCAACAGCTGCGATTATACGATTGGCTTAAAATTTAATCTTTTGTGGTAAAATTTTTCTATGCCACTAACTACATTAAATTTTAAACCGGGTATCAATAAAGAAGAAACCGACTACGCAAACGAAAACGGTTGGGTAGATGGCAACCTTATTCGGTTCAGAAAAGGCAGGCCAGAAAAGATTGGCGGCTGGGAAAAACAGTCTGATACGAACACTTACCTAGGATCTGGCAGAGCCTTACACAGCTGGATCTCTCTTGGCGGAGCGCGATACTTGGGTATCGGCACGCACCTCAAATACTATATCGAAGAAGGCGAGGCCTACAACGATATAACCCCCATAAGAGTAACAACCAGCGCCGGAGACGTTACGTTTAGCGCAACCAATGGATCCTCTACATTAACCGTGACTGATGCTTCACACGGCGCATCTACGGGCGATTTTGTGACTTTCTCTGGCGCGTCTTCATTAGGTGGATTAGTAACAGCTGCTGTTATAAACCAAGAATATCAAATACTTCTTGTTACCGGGACAAACACGTACACAGTTACTGCCAAAGACACTAGTGGTTCAGAGGTAACAGCAAACGCAAGTGATAGTGGTAACGGTGGCAGCAGCGTTGTTGGCGCTTATCAAATCAACACCGGATTGGACGTTTATGTGCCTAGCACTGGTTGGGGTGTTGGTACGTGGGGCGCAGGCACGTTTGGTTCTTCTTCTGCGATTACTGCAAGCGGACAGCTGAGGCTATGGACTCACGACAATTTTGGTGAAAATTTAATCATCAACCCAAGAGGCGGCGGTATATACCGATGGGTTGAAAACAACGGGTTGTCTGTTCGAGCGTTAGAGCTGCAAGGTATTACCGGAGCAAGCAAGGTGCCTACTTTGGGGCTACAGGTAATAACCAGCGAAGTAGACCGTCATTTAATCGTGCTTGGCGCGGATCCAATCGATAGCAGTAGCGGCAACAGAACCGGCGTTATTGACCCGATGCTGGTCGCATTCTCAGACACAGAAAACGAATTAGACTTCAATCCGATAGCCACAAATACAGCTGGCTCTGTAAGACTATCATCTGGCTCATTGATTGTGGGTGGCTTGAAGTCAAGACAAGAAACTTTAATTTGGACCGATACTAGTCTTTACGCAATGACGTTTATCGGACCACCACTTACTTTCGCTTTGAATCTCATAAACGAAGGCGCTGGGCTTATTGGTCCGAAAGCGGCCATCAACAGCCCGGTTGGGGTCTTTTTTATGAGCAAGAATGGGTTTTACTACTATAACGGATCGGTCAAAAAATTAGCTTGTAGCGTGCAGGACTATGTGTTTTCAGATGTTGATTTGACACAAGCTTTCAAATGTTACGCATCCTTACATGCAGAACATTCTGAAGTTTGGTTTTGGTATGTATCGCAAGAAGACGGCACTGAAGAAATATCACGATATGTAATTTACAACTATGAAGAATCGACTTGGAGCATTGGCAAGCTGGTTAGATACAGCTGGCTGGACGCAGGTATTGAAGATAAGCCAATAGCAGCAGGAAAGATTTCTGATGCTGGCGTTGTTTACATACATGAGTCTGGTTTTAATGATGGTGAGAGCGCAATGTCTGACGTGTTTATAGAGTCAGCTGACATTGACTTGGCGGACGGCGAAAACTTTATGTTCGTCAAAAAGCTGATACCCGACATCAAATTTTCAACCTCTACCGGCGTCTCAAATACACCAGCGATGAACATAGTGGTTAAGCGTCGAGATTACAATGCTGACACATTGTCTACCGATAGCACTAGCCAAATCACTACATCCACCCGTTTTACAAATTTGCGCACAAGAACCAGACAGGTGGTGTTGCGTTTTGAAAGTGATGACGACAACAGCGTTGAAGCAAACAAAAAAGATTACAAATTTAGAGTCGGTAACACTAGACTGGATATACAACCCTCCGGGCGTCGAGGCTAATGGCCAAGATCCTTGAGACTCGCTTGCCTCTTGCTATGGATGGTGAGGTTAGCGCTGACACGTTTAACCGTCTGGTAAGAATTCTAGAGATCAACCTTGGCGCTAAAGATATAGATAAAACGCCGGTTTTCAACGCTTCAGAAATTTCTGCGTTACAATTCGCTACTGGTGCTATAATATTTAATAGCACCGTGGAGGTCCATCAAGCGTTTGATGGCACGGAATTTAGGAATTTATATGAGCATCAAACTTATGTAACAGGATTGGGAGGTACTTTGAGCGTTGGCAGTGTAACCGTCACGACAAGTTAATACTATGGCAGAGAACACAATATCACCAGAACTTTTAGATCGAATTAACCAATTTGCGGGAGCTGGTGCGGTTTCTGACCAAGAAATGATGATGATGCAAGACGCGCAACCCATGATGGGTGCTTCTCCCTCCATGCCTATGATGGGATCCGGCGCCGTATCAGATCAAGAAATGGGCTTCATGCAAGGCCTACAAGAACTAGAACAACAAAAACAAATGTCCGATGACCCGGACGAAATAGAAGCTTTAGACGCTGCTATTACTCGTTTGGTCACTGGTGCTAACGCTCCATTAGGAAATGTAGCAAGAGAAGTACAAGCAGCAGGCACTGGCGAGGACACACAATTAGCACATTTAAGCCCCGGCGAAATTGTTCTTCCGGCAGAGTTTATGGAAGACGAAGAGCTTGAGGGCATGATCGAAAGGAAGTTTCGAGAGGCCAATATTGATCCTGCACAAGCTGTAGCTGGTGTAGGTATCGCGAGCTTGAACCAAATGACAGGTTTGGAAGAATTTGGGTTTTTCAAAAAAATCGGTAAAAAACTTAAAAAGATTGTAAGACCGCTCGCAAAAGTAGCACAGTTTATTCCCGGTCCATGGCAACCAATAGCAGCCATAGCCGACAAAGCATTAACCGTATATGACGTGGCTAAGGGTGACGCCAGCCCACTCAACCTTTTAAGTGTGGCCGGACCACTACGTGTAGGTCCTAGTATTGGCGATAGCATTAGCGCAATTGGTAAGGCAGGCACTTCTGGAACCTTCTTGGGAGGCTTAGGTCAAAGCTTAAAAGATATACCCGGAGCGCTGAGAAGCGGTATTGGAAGTTTAGCGTCAGACCCTATTGGCTCAGTTAAAGGATTATTCAAGTCAGCAAATCCAGCTGACTACACACAAAATGCCAAAGGCGAATACGTTAACAAAATAACCGGCGAAGTAGGTTTGCCTTTTGGCGCCAAGGTGCCAAGTGACTTACTTACTCGATCAGGTGGTGGCATACAGTCATTAACCAAAGGCGTGCAAGGTTTGGCTTTCGGAACCGAAGGTATAGCAAGTGGCGTTCAAGAAGGGATTCCCGATGCAGCTGGAGATATGCAATATCAAGACGCCGCTGGTAACGTATACAGTCAAAAAACAATGATAGACGCTGGTTTGGTTGATCCAGACACTTTAGAGCTGAAGCGTGCCGCTGTTGGTTTTTCAACAGCAGGATCAGGAGGCGCTGGAACTGGATCTGCTGGAGCAGGAGCTGGAGCTGCTGGAGCAGCACAACCACAAGGTAGTGCATTGAGCAGGTTCTTGGGTGGACTTTTACCGGGAGCTGCTGGTCAAGGTTTAGCTGGAGGCTTGGGTAGTCTGGCCGGATTAGGTTTAGCTGGTGGAGCTGCATTAAAACTCGGTCAACTAGCCATGGAAGAGGCCAGAAAAGATAAGGGCGTACCACTAACGCCGTTGACCACCATGGATGCAGGCGGACGATATAACATAGAAGCTGAGATAGCTCGTAGAATGGGCAGAGCCGCACCAAATCCTGTTGAGTTTGGTTTACAGCCTAGAATGCCGACACTAAGTGGCGGACAAGCAGGACCAAGAAAAGAAGCTGTTACATCTCAATATGTACAGGGAGCAGCAATGGGTGGAGCGATGCAACCAATGTATGCCATGGCGTATGCAAATGGTGGCGACGTAGCCATGGAAGATTTCCAAAGAATGAACGGCGATATAGACGGACCCGGTACTGAAACCAGTGACGACATACCGGCTATGTTGAGCGACGGTGAGTTTGTCATGACTGGCCAAGCGGTCAGAGGCGCAGGTTCATTTGAATTAAACGAAGAGCCTAACGGCATATTGACTTTGGTGCCATCTGCTTCTGAAAGCAGAGAGCGGGGAACTCAGCTCATGTACCAGATGATGGATGTCTTCGGGAGATACGCGAATGCAACCAGTTAGATATTTTCAAGAAGGCGGTGAGGCTCAAGACTTTGGGTTTTACGATCCTTACTACGGTGACATGTATGACTCAGAGTCTTACTACGATGATTACGAGCCACTAACTCAAGAAGAGTACGATCAGCAAGAAGCTGATTATTACGGCCTTACTGTCGATGAACTAAGAAACTACAGACAACAGCAAGCTGGCATTGGTGCTTTGCCTGCTGGACAAGAAACGGCGGGAGATGCTCCGTATGTGGCGTCTGCAACTACCTCATCCACTACAAGAGATCCCGCCCTTCAACAGTTATTGTTTGGCTTGGTAGACCCAGAGACTGGTCAAGCTGAAGGTGGATTCATACCCGGCGCTATGCGTGCGGCAGAGCGAACCTTTTTTGATGAAGAAGGCAGACCAGTCATTGTGCCGCAAGAGGTTGCTGGATTAACTGACGATCAATTGGCAGCAGCACAACAAGCTAGAGATCTTGTTGGCGTGCAAGACAGGTTCATAAGCGATGCAGAAAGCGCATACAAGGCTGGTATAGATCAACTCGGAGCTGGGCAAGAAGCCGCAAGAGGCTTCGGTATGCGTGGTCTTGAAGCCGTTGAAAGCGGTGTAGGCGAAGAGGCAAGATTAAGACGATCTGGCTTGGAGGGTTTGCTTGGGTCGTTGGGCGAAGGTCGTCGATTAACCAGAGGCGCAACTGGTGATTTGATGTCTAGGCTAGGAGAGACTGAAGACATACGAAGAGGCTCTGCGCTTGGTTTTGGACAAAGGCTTGGTGAATCAGAGGAGCTTTTACGAGGCACAACAGGCGCATACGATCAAGATTTAACAAAACAATTTATGGATCCATACGAGGATGCTGTCGTACAGCAAACCGTAGAGGACGCAGTCAAACAAGCAAACCTAGCAGACATATCACAAACCGCCAGAGACATACGTTCTGGTGGTGAGTCAGCATTTGGCTCCAGAGCGCGATTATCAGCCGATGAGCGTACAGAAGCTTTGGGCAGGGGTTTGGCTAAAGAAATAGCAGGAATACGCTCTAGGGGCTTCTCACAAGCCCAGAGCGCAGGTTTGGGAGAGTTTGCTAGACAACAACAGGCTGCTAGATCCGCAAGCGCAGGATTGGCAGGTTTGGCCGGACAGAGACTTGGAGCCGGACAACAGTTAGCAAGCGGGCTTGGACAGTCTGCACAACAAAGATTTGGCGCAGGTACAGGGCTGGGACAAGCACTTGTAGGCTTCGGACAAACCGGGCAACAAGCGCAAGCAGGCGCCGGTCAAGCGGCGTTAGGTGCGGGACAGCAGTTAGCAGGCGCATTAGGTCAGATGGGCGGACTCGAAAGTCAGATCGGCCAGCAAAGGTTCCAAGCACAACAAGGCTTGGGCGGATTCTTGCAAGGTCTAGGCGGACAAGCACAGCAAGCAGGTATGGCAGGAGTTAACTTGCTATCCGGTATTGGTGGACAGCAGCAAGCCTTACAACAACAAATTCTGAATGCTCAAAGAGCTAACGCTTTACAGGCACAACAAGCTCCGCTACAGCAGTATCAAGCGCTTCTACCGTTTATCGGTACAGCAACTCAGACAGCTGGCACGCAGAGCAATGTACAACAATTTGCACCACCACCTAGCCCGTTAATGGCAGGTCTTGGTGTTGGTTTATCTACGCTAGGCGGTATAGGTAGCTTTATGAACCAAGGACAGAGAGCGGTCTAATGGCTATTGGCAGACCTCAAATGGAAGAGCAGATCAAAGGCTTTGCAGAGGCAGGTGCGGTTGAAAAAACAGATCCGTTTTCAGGACCTATTGATCTTGGGTCTATAGACCCAAACACATTGCGGTTGATGATGATGCAAGCTAATCAACCAAAATACGAAACCAGTTTTGATAAATATCAACAAAGACTTGCGCCTTATGCGTATCAATCTCCTCGATTAAATATTTATGACGTAGCATCCGAGCTTGGTGCAGCAATACTTGCGACACCAAAAACAGGCAATGTCTACGAAGGCATAGGGCGCGGTTTTGGTAACTTGTCCGCAAGGATTAGAGCTAATAGAGAGGCTAACGCAAAAGCTAATCAACAGGTGGCGTTGCAAGCTGCAAACCTAGCTATGCAAGATGAGCAAAAAGCACAAGACTATCTGCAAAAGTATTCGCTTGAATTGCTCAAGATGGCCAATGATCCCGGTGATCTGATTACCATCGAGTTTGATGAAATGGTGCCTAGCGTGGACGAGCAAGGCAATCCGGTGTTAGACGCTGAGGGCAAAGCAGTGATGGTTGCCAGCGGTGTTAGAAAACAAGGCACCTT